TATTTGGGTTTCGTTCTGCTGTTTTCAATACTGTTTGGACGACTCCGCCCATTTGCGGAGCTGTTAATGTAGTTGCTGCCGCATTTTGCGCAGCTTGTTGGGCATTCATTTGATCTATAATGGCTTGCGATGGCATTTTAAGTGGAGGGTTAGTGGCGCTAACCGCCTGAGAGTAATCTTTTTCAATAATTTCTTTAGTGCCATCTGGCCTTTCAATGGCCATATTTGATGTATTATTACTTCTTTGTCTTGGCGGGATAACAGGAACTTCTTCTTGACGTTTACTTCTGCCGCGCTTATTAGCTTTAGTAGATGTCACCACCGGATTAATTGTGGGCTGAGTTGGCTGCTGATATGTAGGCCTTTGCGGACCTTGCAATGCGCGAGCAGCTAAAGCCTTTAGTGCTACAATTTCCTCTTCTTCGAAATCTGATTGATAAGAAGCCTCCGTAGGTTCGGGTCTAATACCCAGCAACACCTCTAGGCGGGTCTGAATAAATTCGCTTATTTCAGACTTAACGGCTTCGACTACTTCTGGACTTGCAGAATCCTCTCCAAAAAGATCGTGATTAAGCAAAGCTTCGTAAAGTTTTGCCTGCTCTATACGTCTCAGAGCCTCGTTAAGTGGATTTGATTTAGGTTTACTGTCTACCATGCTCCTATTATACCTCAAAAACTGTTATTTTGTAACTAAATCATACAAGTTCACACTTGTCGCCAGCACAAGCGTACGATTTAGCCCCTTCCGTAGCGTCTTCCATCTCAAATTGAGACAATTGTGAATAATCTATCTCTTTGAAATTCTTAAGTAATTCTTCATACTCTTCTTTTGTTACCGCTTCGTATGGCGCTTGTTCGTATTTGTGGTTCTCTAGGGGCAAGAAGGCGATTCCGTTGACAATATCCCAATTTTTATATACCCAGTTGCCAACTTCGAACCATTCATCGTCTTTAACGTAAACAGTAATTGACGCATTGTGTTCACACCAATTTGTTTGAACTTTCTTGTACCACTCAAGCTGCTCTAATGCACTGACTTTATCTGCAGTGATTGCATTTTTAGGAGCTTTACATGGAAACGACACTACCCAGGTATTTACCTTTTCTTCGGTCCACTCTATGCCTGCGTCAAATATCGGTGAAATAGACTTAGCCTTAAGCATTGCTGAATTAGCATGCGCTGAAGGAGATAAAGGCTCTAGAACCTTAGCGAGTTCGGCTTGATATGCCTTCTCTGCTTTTGCCCAATCCTTCTTACGTTGGCCATTCTCAGGCGAAATAGAGATCTTCTGTGCTTTAAGCATCTTTAGTAGCGGATCTGTAGAGCTGATTCTATAACGCCTAATGTAATATTTAGCAAATCGTGGATGAAGTCCAGAGGCAGAGTCCACTAGCTGAGAGACGGTACCGCTCGGCTTAACGCATGTGATAGCAGCAGGCATGTTGATACCCATAATGTGAGAGGCCTTTCTAGCGACTTTAATTGCACGAGACTTCAACACCCTTAATGCTTCTGGAGTAAGAATAGCAGGAGCGTCCTGTTGACCTGTTAGAGATACCCCTAAGAGTCTCTCTTCTTCACAATTCTCTTTCCATTTCGGATTCAAATAAGGAAAGTGAGTAAAAGTAGATTGAATAACTCCAATCCATGTAGCCGTCTCCACCTTGTCTAATAGCTCATCAAGATCATCTTCTGGCCTAACTACTATTTCAGACAGGTTGCAGAACTGCATATCTCTTAACTGAATTTCTCCGCAAGGATTAGTTCCTTCGATTAAGGCTGCATTTCTTCTACTGGGAGCAACTTTCCTAGCAGCTTCTAGATTAAATATTCCTCGCTCTCCTGTTCCAGACGATGCCAATGCCGACCATTCCTTAAGAAAATCGACTGCAGACGGTTTCGTTTCGTAAACGGCGGAATTGTTTGACATCCAGCGTTTCACTGGGAAATCTCCGGTTTTAGCTCCACGCATGACATCATCGTTTAGGTCTGATAGGCTAATTTCAGAAGATCTGCGTACGCCGCCTACTACAACGATTTCTGCTACCTGGCATTGGATATCATGACCTTCAAGGGAAGTAAGTTTCCTGCCACGCGCCTTGTAAAATACGTCTCTAATAAATGAATGTAATGCAATGAGCGGAGCTGGTCCAGACGCTCTACCTCCCATAGTTTTAAGCCTTGAGCCTTCTGGTCTAATAAGGTGATATGCCATCTTCAAGTCAAGTCCTGCGTATAAACTAATCACTAAGGCCTTTGTACTATTGGCCCATCCTGCTTTAGAATCTTCAACTACATGCGTAGCGTCTGAATACTGAATAACGGCAGGAACTTCCGGCAATTGCGAAATACTTGATTGCCTCACGCTGAAGCCGTATCCAGTGCCACACATAAGGATATAAAGAGATTCTGCGAAGGCTACGGTTGCACTCAGCTTCTGAAATGAACAGTTGTACATTGTGGTATTATCAGCTTCTGCTGCTGAACCAGCGGCCCACATAGCTCTCATTGACGGCATTACTTCGAATGCCAACATGCGTTGGCGCATTTTGTTGACAACCTTTTCTGGTATAGTATCTTTTCTGTGCTTTAAAACGAAAGTGATGTATCGTTCAACAGTTTCAGGCCAAGTCTCGCGCCGACCGAGTTCGTCAATCCACCTAGAGTAAGTGCGTATGTATACGAATTCTGCCGCGTTATTGCGAAACATGAAAGCCTCCTGATGATTAATTTGATTTTATTCGATAATTTTTTCGATAGCATCGGATTGAACTTTTTGCTTAACAGATGTGTGGTATCCGAAAGTAGCAATGGCGATTGCGTCTGCAATGTCGTGATCTTTTTTAAGTAACTGTAGTCCATATTTTTCATTCGCCCAAGTGACAACTAAATGTTTCGGAGTTATCTTACCGCGCTTAGTTTTTAGTTTAACATCTTTATTATGTTTTCGCTGCTCTTTCGTCAATTTTATTTGTAAAATAGATCTCCATTTTGACGTGTCAACATAAGCAAGATTAGGAATATAATTCTGAAAATTTTTTATTATGTCGTACAAGAAAGCGAAGTGTATGAATTCTAACTCTTTTTGCGAAGAGCGAAATCTTCCAGCGTTCGTTTGTTCTGCAAATACTTTATCTGGAACTACTTCTGCGATTTTATCCATCAGATTGCTAGATATTTTGCAGGCATTCCGCACTGCATTGATGTCATCAATTTCTTCTGGATTGTAGATTTTACTTGGCTTGATTAAGCCATAAGATATGAGTTTGCCATCTTCGATGACGGCAAACCCAGTTTTTGAGCTAATATCGAATGCAAGGACACGCATTAAGCCTTTCCGCGCTCTTGCAGAACCTGGATAACAAATTGGCGCTTGAGCTTTAGCGCCGTGAAGATTTCTCTGTAAACCTTACCCGCTTCCTTTGCCTGCTCTTGCTTGCTTTTTAGATCAGAATCTTTAGACTTTGCGTCTTCAGTTTCCGTCTGCTGCTTAGCCATTTCACTCAACTTTAAATTAAGTTGCTCCTGAGATAAAGCGTAAACCTCTGATGTGAAGTTTTTATCAATGTCGTTAATCTTATCATATAGGGTTTTTGGACCCTTACGCGCTTTTCTTGCCATAAATCACCCTTTGCTTTCTGCAACAACTTCGGCAGTAGCTTCTTTAGCTTCGGCCTTAGTCTCTTCTTCCTTAGCTTCTATCTTGGCGGTCTCGGAAGCAGTTTTTTCTGCCTGCAATGCTTGCTGCGCTGCATCCATCGCAAAAATAGCGCCTTTCAACTGCTCGCGTTTATTAGCAAGCTGCTGTAATTGCTCGGAAAGTTGCTGAGCAGTAACATTGTCGCGCTGTAGTTCTTCTGCAAATTGCCTACGCAATGATTGCAATGGCGACTGCTCCTTCTTTTGCTCAGCCTGATTTGAATCGGCTGCTTTAGCGGCCTGTTCTTTATTCTCGGTCATAAATCCTCCTTAAGGGTTTGTTATCCACCCTTATTATACCATCTTTTCAGGTTCATTTGTCCAAAAAATATCTGCATCTATAAATTCTTCGTCAGATACGATAGAAGTAACGGCGCGGATGCCAGGTATATTGAAGCTGGTATGTCGCATCTCTAAATCTCTCACATAAGCTAGAATGTCCGTAAATGTAGTTTCTAGCCTTTTCACGCTGGATATGTCTATATCTTCTCCGCGAGCAACTAATTGGGCATATAGGTTCACGTCGGTCTTGCGACAAAATACGCGCATAATGCCAGAAATGTTGGCTCCTTCAGGAGGGTGTTCGAGGTACGCCTTGTAATTCTGATCTTCAGGATTTGCCTTAACTAGACAAATGTAGAAATTGCCATTATTGACCATTAATTTGAATAAATCTGGATAGACTGCTTGTAATTTAAAATAGTCGTTATTCCAAAACATAAGAATCTCGACCATTATACCGAACCTCTATAGTCTTTGCGAAACCTTCCTTAATTTCGGTCGCATGGTCGATAATAAATACAAGACCTCTAACTTTCTGTCTGATCATACTTAACGCAGCGTGTTTTTCTTCTACGCCAAACCCCTCCATAGCTTCATCCAGTGCAATCCAATTTAGTGGACTTCCAGACCTAGATCTTATGGCTTCTGCATAGGCCAGGTCGGCGCATAGCTCTAAACTACACTGCTGACCGCCACTAAGCGACTTAAACGACACTTCTTGGGTATTTTTGTATATTTTTGTGGATATCTCTTTCTTAGAAGTACCCTTAGTCTTAGTTACGGTTGTGGATGAAAGCGAAACGGTAAGGTGCGATACGTTCGGTAAAAACCCAATCATATCGTTCACCTTCCCTTCTATCTCTTTTAATATCTCATCAAAGATTGAGCCGAGAAAGCCGTTTCTGCCAAGAATATTGACGCAATGGTTCAAAACCGTCAAGCGTTCTTTCTTTAAATCTACTTCCAACTTTCTTAGTTCAATATCGCGATTTGTATTTTTATATCGCTTCTTCTTACTTTGCAATCCTGCCGCAACGGCCTGTGCGCTGGAAAATGCGGCTTGCGCATCTCTAATTGGCGCAGAGCATTGACCTATTTTCATTTGAATATCAGCAACCGCTTGCCTTACGACAGGTAAATTGTCGACCATAAGCTGTGCGCTTTTTATAAGCTGAATGTTCGACTCGAATCTTTTTAAGCAGTCGGCCAAGTAATTCTCAACGCCCTCTTTTGAGGATTGGTTATTATGCCACTCTTGTGAACACGTAGGGCATAAATTAGCCTTCATAGTCTCAAGCTGCTGCTTAGACTGCATTATTGACGTCCGAAGCGATGCGTTGTCATTTTGAGCTAATCGCAATTGAGTCTCTGCAGTTGTAAATTTCTGTAATTCCGTTTGGGCGACTTGCAACTCTTGCTGAAGGCCTTGTAGCACTTCGGCTCCGCCACTATTTAACCTTAACCTTGCTGATTCGACCGCGTCGTCTGCAGCTTTCATTTCAGCATCGCTTACGTTATCGGATTCACTCATCATAGACTTCATTGTCTGAATCTGGCCCTCAGAATACGCCAAAGAAGAGGTTAGGTCTGCCTGCTCTTTATAGTATGCGTCATACAAGGCTTCGAATTTGTCTAGCTGCAAAAGTTGCGACAGAAATTCCTTCTTCTGAGAATCTGTACTGTTAATGAATTTGCCTCGCGATCTCTGTTCGCGGTACGTCAAATCTTTTACGAGTTCTAGATCAGTCTGCAAGATTTCTCGCAGCTTCTCTTTAGCTCCCTTGACCATCCCCTCGTAAGGGGTTCCATTGATGACTAAAGAAAGTTTTGGATCTCTTGTGGCCACATATTCATTAGTGCCGTCAGTTAGCGTCAATTCTACGAACAGTTTCTTTGCGTTCCAGTTTTTTAAATCTGTTGCAGGTAGATCGCAGATATCTAAAGCGAACGCCATGGCCATTAAAATTGATGACTTGCCGCTTCCAGAAGAAACTTCACTGCCTTCCCATTTACCGGATATTAGAACCATACCAGAATCAGGGAATACGATCTCGACTCTGTCTTTAAAAGACCTAAATCCTTCAATCTTGAGCGCCTTTGGTCGAATTGCCATTACGACATCCTTCCAACTAAGGCAGCGAACGTAGATGTGGCCGATCCCATACTTAATCTAAAGTAATTTGTAAACTGATCGCCAAATGCCTCACCGCGTAAAACCTTAAGGCCTAATTCCTTTTCAATCTCGTCAGCAGTTACTCCGTCATCTAATTTACACCATGCAAACATGCCACTATTGTTAGTGATAGTGAACTTATTTTTGGTTGCCAATTTTGATATAGCAGACCATCTACCGTCAAGTTCATGTTTAGCGTAATCAAAACAGCTAGTAAAGCTATCTTTCTGCAAACGCAAGGTCGTATCTAGGACAATGTAAGCTCTCTGCTGTGCCTCTTCGCTTACTCCAGAGGTCGTTAGCTCTACGTACTGACGCATTTTTCCTGCCACTTCAGGGTTCTTAACAAGCGCCCATCCTAATCGAGTGCCTGCATGACCAGTAGCTTTGGCAAGTCCAAAAATCATAATCTGCTCTGCGGCTTTGTACACTTTAGAGTACTGCGGCCAATTGTAGCAAAGATCATGTATCTTCCATTTTATTCCCATGCCGTAAGGTCTTTCGTTTATGGAATTGTCTGGATTATTTGGCTTAACGACAAGTTCGCATGAATCTCCTTCAATATACTGAGATACTCTCGGCAAGATCATATGTGAATTAGCTGCGATTCCGTGTCTGAGTAAAAATTTAATTCTAGGCCAGCACGGAGTATTGTAAGTAATATGTGGCGCTACGTCGCTCATGGCATATGCTGCTGCAGCTACGAGCTGGCTGGCACCATTACCAAGAATAATTGCATATCCGCTAGTTTCGGCATTGCCGCACTGCTTATGAACGTCTGCAATAGCATGTTTGAGCTTCTCATTATTTTGAGCGTAGTTATAAGACATTCTTTCGTTCGGATGCATTTTAAGCATGCCCATGGCACCGTTGTAATATTTCGCAACGGTATCCCAGTACTCTTGCATGAAGATTGGATTTCCAATCGTCAAGTCAAGTTCACTCCTCTGGTTCTGAGGAGCCTTCAGTTTCTGCGGTGTGCTTGTCTGCTCGTTCATTCATTATCTCTTCAATGTTGTGGAGTCGCTCTACAGCTCGTCCCATTAATCCATTATCAAGTCGCTCAACTATTTGAGTCGTACCCATCTTTATTATAGCACAAGACTCCGTACCACAGGTAGGGCAATTCTGTTTCGGAGTCCTCTTTTCTAGCGTTAAGCGAAAGGGACCGTGTACCGGACATTTGTACGAAAACCATGCCATTAAAACCTCGTGGCCGCTTCAAGATCTTTGCGATACTGTTCAGAACGAGTTTTGCAGTCCGCCATAAAAGCCTTCTTCAGGTCAGATATGGTTTTAGAAGGTCTTGTTTCATCGAAATGGATGACTTCCGCGCAACCAGTGAAATATGACTTCTCGGCTGAAAAGTAATAATTCTGTTGCAGGATATCGAATACTCGACCGTCATTGTTGCCAATAGCAAGAAGCATATATACGACATACACTGCGAATGCTCCATAGGCTATATGGTAAATCTTATTCACCTTGCTCTCCAGTGCTTACGCTGCCGCGTTCGCCTATAGATGCCTGAAAGCGTCTAACAAAACGCTCTTCTTCTCTGTCTGCGTCAGCATCTCGCTTAAATGCAATGATACCTCCAAGAGTTCCAAGCAACGAAGCGATAGATATGCTATTACGCACTGCTTCTGCTATTGCAGGTAACGAATCTAAGAGATCGAACTTGTCGACCCACTTCTCATCAGGAATATCAAAGGTCTGAGATTCATTTTTAAGCATGTCATATATTTGGGCTTCGGTTTCCTTTTCAACGTAACCGTAATTCTTATACAAGACTCGAACAGGCTCTAGTAGAGCTGCCGCCAAGATAGCCGTCGCCAACTTTTTAGGATGAGACACTACTTTGTCGGCAAGATTATAAAGGTCTGCAGACATTTTTACTAATACGAATCCTCCACCAGGAACAGCGCCATGCTTAATAGCGCCCTTGACCGCCATCCATGCATCTTCTGCACGGTCACGGCGTTCTCTAGTCTCTCCCGCAGAAGGACCAGAGATGTTCAATCTAGCTATGCCAGATGTCAGTTTGCCTATTCGCAAATTCAAATCTTTAATATCTAATTCACTTTCCGGCTTCTCCAATAAAGCTTTTAACTCATCAACGCGGATAGCCAAAGCATCTGCATCTTCGTTAGCGATCACGATAGACTTAAACCTGCTTGACTCAAATTTCTTTACACGACTGTTGGCGATCAATGCTTGACAGTCCATGTCGTTCAATGAATTGTCAACTGGATTAAATACTGGACTGCCTGTATATGCTTGCAAATCGTATAAGAAATTCGTTTTGCCATTCCATATTGGAGTTTCAGGAGTTAGGACAGGGAAGATTTTGATCAAAGAATTTGGATGCACCCAATTGACATGTAGGTCGCCAAGGAAGCTTTCTCCGAATCCATGGGCAACAAGTATTGCGCCGTTATCTCCACGACCCGACTCTTTTATGGCATTGCCAAGTTTCGACATAGCATCAAACACTTGAGACATGTCGTTAATTACCCCATCGAAAAGAATGAACAGGGGATTGTTTAATGCAACCATGGTGCCTGTTTTGTCGTTAATAAATCCGTTAGCAGAATTACGGCAAGACTGCTCATATCCTGTTTCGATGCTATAGCCATTGACTCTCTCAATCGAGATTTTACTAGCTCCTTGACTTTCGACAATTGTCATATTGCCTTCTTCGCCAACTAAATCCATTGCATCAATGATAGACTTGGCCAACTCATTGTCGCCATTGCCAGATAGCGTTGCCACTTTAGTCAACACTTCCGAATAGTTGTCGCCATTAACTTCAATCTTGAACGAATCGATTTTCTTCATTAAAAGCGGGACGAGTGCTTGCATCTCCCGAACTATCCGTTGAGGACTAACTCTATTGTTTTTGCTTACAACTTCGGCTATAGATTCTGCTATCGCAAACGAAAGTATGGTCGCCGTAGTTGTACCGTCGCCTGCTTCTGTCGCAGTGCGAGTAGAAGCGTCTCTGGCCGATTCCAAGATGAGTTGTTTTACGGCAGAGTCGAACCCTAGATTCTTAATGACCGTCACTCCGTCTTTAGAAACAATCGGTTTCATATTAATTTCAGGACGCTCAATTAAGACTTGTTTGCCGCCAGGGCCGAGTGTAGCTCCCACCATTTTAGAAATATATGCCAAAGTTGCCAACACCTCTTCTTGCAGCTCATCGGACGAAGGAACCATTATTTTCCCAGCCGATTTAGGTTTTGCCGTTTGAAATAAGCTCATGCAGATCTCCTTACAAGATTCAATGATTGATCAAATTTAGGGAACACTTCCTTTGCTGCTATCGGATCTTTAACGTATCGGTATCCAGTTGCCTCTTTTGCCAACTTCTCTTTAGCCTTGTGACGCTGGCCGATTACCCATCGAGTTTGGAAGTCCTTGAAAGATCTTCCTAAAATAGTTCGAGCCTTGGCTTGGTCTGGATACCCCTGTGGATCTTGCGCCGCATTTTGAAGTAAAATAAACTCATCCCACGTCTCTATCGGAATAATGTCTTTACCAGGCTGAGCGCACTCGAACTGAAAAAACATGCTATTGGTGGCAATACGCTTGAATTCTCTACGAGGAGGCATGCTGGCTACGCCTCTTTTTGTGCGTACCAAGGTATGATCTTTGATTTTATATTTCAAAGGAATGGACTGTAGGGCATAATACGCGCTAGGACGGAAGTCGGCCTCCCACAGCAACTTGTTAGATTGCCGGATATTGTAATGGCTATGGTATACCGCTGCCCAAACTCGGATAAATCTAGTAGAACTAAAGGTTTCCGTTTTTTTGTCAAAACGACGTTTGGTTAAAACAGAAATAAACCCATGTTTCTTTAGCTTCATAAGGTACCTGAATACGCTGCGCTCCGTCACGCCAAGAACTTTTGCCATGTCAGAATTCTTGAATTTACAGTCGCCAGTATCTCGATGCATGCAGCGCATCCATAAAAATCCCAACAGTTTCACAGCCTTCTCATTTTTCTTGCCAGATAAGTGCTTAGATACGCTTGGGATATCTTCCGGCAATCGCATACGATTAAAGTCCGCTTCTTCTTCTGTAAATTTTCGGTTTCTAAAACCTAGTGTAGTGGTCATATAACATGAATAGCATGTTTTTACGAAAAGGCAGACGTTTTGTTTGGTTTTCAGGGAATCTGTCACGTATGTACTGAATACTTCAGTACTTTAACTTAAAGAGAGTTTTGAAGTTAAGGTACTAATACAAGTATTAGTGCTTACATGACAGATTGATAAGGTTACATATGGAATCCATGTACAACTTTAATCAAATAAGGTTAAATATGGGATTTTATAATCAAGGTTGTTGAGCTTATATGCTATTTATGTAATATGAGTACCATTAGGTTAAAAAATGCAGCATCTCTAATTTTGCCATATGATGACAATTTTGAAGTCAGCGATCAGATCAAACGCTTTTTGACATACACCGACAGAGGTGTGCAGTACCAACTTAAGAAAATGTCGCAGAATTATCGCTGGCAACATTCCGACCCAGATGGCTTTATGGCAAGAAAAGCGGAACTGAAAGAAGACTCTGTCAAAAGTTTAGTCTATAGAGACCCTATCTCGTTGGAACCATTGACTTACAGCGGACTGTGGAAAGATCTCGAAACGAGATTTGGTCTGAAATTAGAAAGAACTTACGCGGACTTATCTAAGATGCCTACAATTCCTTGGAATGTCAAACCTTTTGACATGCGATATTATCAAAAAGAGGCAGTCGAAGCCTTGCTTACTGCTCAACATGGCGCAATATCTCTACCGACTGGATCTGGTAAATCTTTAGTAATTATAAACCTTTGTAAGGAATGTCCTGTTCAAACCACGATAGTCACTCCCTCAAAACAGATCACAAATCAGCTTTACGATGATTTTGTAGCAGCTTTTGGCCTAAAACGTGTAGGCAAGTACGGTTCTGGGAAGAATGAAATTGGCAAACTGTTTACTGTTTGTACAGGTCAGGCCTTGGTGCGCTTAGAGAAAGGTACACCAGAATACGACTTCTTTTTCAAATCTAAAATGTTGATCTGGGACGAAAGCCATACAACTCCCGCCGAAACCTTTGAGCAGGTATGTATGGGGCCGCTTATAGACACTCCGCTTAGATTTTTCGTTTCGGCCACCCAATTGCGTACCGATGGTTCGCAGATGAAACTCAAAGGCATTACTGGCCCAGTGGTTTACACTAAGGAATTTACTGAACTTGTTGAAGAAGGCTTTTTGGCCAGACCGTCTTTCAAGATTATCAATGTGTCTGTAAACGGCTATTCTGGATACGGCGACATCAACAAAGAGGAATCTCAGCACTTGTTTTTAAATCCGAACGTAAATAAAGTTGCCGCAGATTTGGCGTTTAAGATGATCAGTCTTCAGGACAAGCCGACAGTGATATTGATTGATAACTTCCAACAGTTCATGCACTTAAGAAACTACATTACAATTCCTTTTGAGTTTGTACATGGAGGTTCGTCTAATCGCGTCAATAAAGATAAAGTGGCATTAAGGGATTTCTTGCCAGAGGAATACTGGAAGCCTGACGTAGAAGGTGCAATAGAACGCTTTAATAACGGACAGACCAAACTTTTAATAGGCACCTCTGCAATTAGCACAGGAGTCGATCTGAAGCCAACAGGATGCTTAATTTACCTTCAAGGAGGCATGTCTGAAGTTAAAGTTCGACAGGCTATAGGTCGAGGCACTCGTGTTACCGATACGAAAAATGCCGTAACAATATTTGATTTTAACATCCGAGGTTCTAATTCCCTAGAGCGACATTTAGCAGCGCGTCAGGAAATATATGAAACCATGGGACAAGTGACGCACTATGACCTCTCGTAATCTTTTCCAGCAGTTCGTAGCAGAAATGAATGATGCCTTAAAGGGAGAACTTGGCGTTTCTAACCAGCGCCAATCTCTTGAATCTTTATTTAAAATGGAGAAGGAATTTAAAAAGATTTTGATGTCTGACAAGAAGACAGGTGCCGAAACTTATATCAAGTTCATGTGCTTCGTCCTTGACATTACTCCAGAAGCCTTGGCTTCATATCGCGCAGGTGACATTGAGAAGAAGGAGCTGGACATTAGTGGCAATATGCTATCTTGTCGGGTTTATTTTAGGGAAAAGCAGGCTACGTTCAATTCGGAACTTTTCAAAGCATTTCATAAACTTAGACCAAACATGCTGCATAAATTTGCAATCAATTACCTATTTGTCAAATGGGTTTTACAAAACTACAAAGGACCGCATAAGAGGTCTTTAAATAAGCTTAAGAAACAGATTGAAGATCTGCGTAAACGTATTTGCGAAACCAACCTGCCACTAGCTATAAATAGAGCTAAAACTTTTTGGTCTGCCGTACCCGAATCTCACTTAGAGTACATGGACATGATCCAGGCCTCTGGAGAAGGATTGCTGGTCGCTATAGACAAATTCGTACCTCCATACAAAACGGTTTTCAGGTCGGTTGCTATCGGCAGAATGACGCTTAATCTGTCTACCGACTACAGCGCCACTATGGTTAAGATGTCTCCAAAAGATAAACGAATTCTGTATCGAACGAATAAGGCCAAGAGATCGGGCAAGGAATTGACGCAAAGCGAAGTAGCTGACTTTGTAAACAAGAGCTTTAAGGGCGTATCTCAAGAAGAAATAGCCAGGATTGAGTCCGCAGCTACTAATGTGGCAAGCTTACATTCCGCTCCAGAAGGAGGACTTCCTTTGGAACAGGTTTTAGCTTCCGAACAGTCGGTCGAGACCGAATGTGAAGATAGGGAATTAAAGGCAAAACTGGCCAAAGAACTGAAAGGACTCACGATTTTAGAAGTGAAAGTGTTGAAACTGAAAAATGGCGACTTGTAATTTAAGTTATTGTGCTATGATCTAGTTGGAGGATAGCCATGAGTGTTTCTGTATCAAGTAGTTTTAGTCAAAAAGGATATTTAGCAATCAAGCAGCCACAATTTAAAAAGATTGAAGCTGCAGTGCGTGGCGGACTTGCAGTTGCTGCGCAGAGAACGGAAATGATTTCCGTACCGCTTGTTATGTCTTATGACTTAAATGGGAAAACTATAAGTCCTCAATTTCATGAGGTTATATTAAGAGGAGACTCTGGGCTAGCATCTTGGGCTAAACAAATATACGTATTTGGTGGTGAAGAATTTGTCCTATGTCCAGAATCTTCCGTCATTGGTATTGCTGCAAAGACGAGCAATGCGGTTACGAGGTCGGAGTGAAACTTTTACTTGTTGGCGATCCTCATGCTAAAAAAGAAAATCTCGAAGAGTCTGTTAGATTAAGAGATTGGATTATAGAAACTGCCTTGGCTGAAAAGGCCAAAGTCGTTTTCATGGGTGATCAGTATGACAATATGGCCATTAAGCGCGTAGAAGTAGAAGAGTTCTGGTACGAATTTTACGATCTACTTAATGCGCGTCTTGGCGAGAATAGCTCTGTTTCTTTAACTGGCAACCATGACCTTAATTCGGACGGCACAGCTTCGGCCATGACGGTTCATAAAAAACAAACGCAGGTTATTTCTGGCATGGGTTGGATATCTGCTGACATTGGAGCGATAAGTTTCGTTCGTAATAATGAAGAGTTTATTCAAGAAGCTCATTTACTGTACGGCAAAGGCGCAAAAACAATTTTTTGCCATGCTGAATTCAACGGAGCAGAATATGAAAACGGATTTTACGCACCTGGAGGCATTGACCTAGAACAATGCCCTCCGGTCATTTTTATTAGTGGACATATTCACAAGGCGCAAAAACTGAAAGCCGCCAGCGGTGCGGAAGTTATTTATATCGGTACACCAAGGCATTTGACTAGATCGGATGCTGGACAAATTAAGGGCATTTGGCTTTATGGCGAATCGGGTCATTTAGAAAAGTTTATTCCAACTCCTGCAGGAGTGTCAGAGCCGTTCGTAGAAATAGTTGTTTCTGAAAACGAACCAGTTTCAATGACGCTCATCCCAAAGAGTCCTACCTGCAGAATTTATATCGACGTAAAGGGTACAAAAGAGTTTGTCGACGGAGTTCTTAAGAAGCTACCAGAAGGGGCTAAGGTTCGTACCTTCATTACGTCGGATGTAGTTAAGTCTGACATTAAAGAATCTGAAGGTGTTTATGTGGCACTGGAAAAATTTTTGAATAAATATTACGACTCAGAGAAAGTACCTGTCGAAATGCAGAAAGTTTTATCGACGGAGATTTTTGGCAAGCTCACAGGAAAGGTAGCCGATGTCTAAAGCAACGCTAATGGAACAATTGGCTTTACTTAAAGGCATGACGCTGCGCACTGGAGCTATACATGAGGCTCAGGCTTTACAGTTGAAGATGTGGCCGATGATGATTCCTGACGTAGATAAGGCAGAAGCTCAAGTTGATACGGAACGCAAGATTGTTACTTACAAATGCGAAGCTGGGTCAACCAGAGCCACTAAGAAGAAGCGAGAGACCATGGACAATATCGTTACTTGGACAAGAAAAATACTCTGGGACGACACTGTTGTGGTCTTCATTTTAAACAATAAGACGGTATATGACACAAGAAACATCGAATAGTTTAATTCCAGTGACTCGTGATCAGATCACGATTGCCTCCGCGATTGTTTTGTCTCAAGACGAATGCGATCTATTAGAGAAGTATATTAAGTCTGGCGGACACGAGCTGCACGTTGACACTGTAGGTAAATTTTTTGAATTATTTTTAAACGGATCTGACTGTTTGGAGATACATAGACTCAATAAACCCTTTCCGCTAGAATCTATCCTGTGGGCGCGAGTTAAGTATCACTGGGATGCTCAGAAAGACGCTTACGTTATCCAAAAGCAATTGATGATCAGGGATAAAGTTTTAAAGGCGCAATTAGAGGCTACGGATTTAGTAGCAGACATGTTGGTGGTTGCGCGTAAGCAACATGGAGATAGGCTTAAGAAGTTTATTCAGACTGGCGACGAGAAAGACCTTGGCGGAGCAATGCGCATTGAGTCGATGCAGACTTTAGTAAAGACTATAGAGAGCCTTCTGAAGATTACTGGTCAAGATAGAAACATTAAAAACACTAACGTAACAGAGAATAAACAAACTGTTGACGTAAACGTAAACGCTAACGTCTCTGGTACGCAAGCCTCATTGAACGCTGATGATGCTGCGAAAATCCTTAGCATTGTTGCTGACGCTAAGCGTAGGGAAGGTAAAGATGGGAAATAGAGTAGATATTTTCAAGGCTAAGTTCAAACTTGGTATGATTAAACTTCTAGGCCTGTCAAGTTATGTCGACAGTATTGTAGAAGATAAGGATTGCGAAATTCGCATGGCTAAACGCAATCTTGAGCAATTGCAAAAGAAATATGAATATGTTGCAGACGAATTTGGCTACTACAAGCAGAAGGCTCTTGCGACTATATCAGAGAAGGTTCATCTGGATTATGATAAAATTTCTGGAGACTATCCGATTTTGATCGTCAAGGCTAACGATAGCACTCCCTTAAACCAAGACATGTTTACCCGAATCAGATATCATATTAATCAGGTTTGTCCAAATATCAAATTGATCATGTTCTTGAAAGAAGGCATGAAAGTCGAAGAGTTGGACGACGATAATCTTAGACAAGCAGGACTTAGGCGCATAACTAATGAATAGTGTTTTCAATCAGGCGATAGCCGATACATTTTTAGTAAAGTTCGATACCAAGAAGCAAATGAAGGATTGGATCTTCAACTTTATTGGTTTGGACTTTCCTGATAGTCATGTCGATCCAGACAGCAATGCCAGTCCTATGGATTGGATGTTTGAGGTCTATACCATGTATCGTCATAACCGTGGCAACGAATCGCCAGAGATATTAGTAATCTCTAGCCGAGAGAGCTACAAGACTCTTTCTGAAGCGGTTTTTGCGATTATATGTATGATACATTTCGGTGCCATGATTGCACATATGGCCGCAATTGTTCCGCAAGCAAGTGCAGCTCAAAAGTACATTGAAGACTTTTTACGCAAGATTGATCCTTACATGGGGTACCATAAACTCAGTATCGATTCCAAGAATAGCAAAGAAGTTGTAGTGAATATGCCAGATAATACGAAGGCATATATGAAAATCATCGTTTGTACTTTGACAGGAGCCAATTCATCTCATACCAACATTTTCACTATTGATGAAATTGATACCATTAGATCTCAAGAAGGCATTCGTGCATACAAAGAAGCGCAGATGATTCCTGGAGTGTTCAATGGCCAACATCCAATAACCATCAAAACGTCTACTTTGAAATTTCCTGGTGGACTGTTTATGAAAGAGTGGGACAGAGCTAAGAAAGAAAATTATCGCGTTTTTAAATGGAATATCATAGACATCACGGAATATTGTCCGACAAGTCGCCATCGTCCTGATCTGCCGATGGAAGAAAGATTCATTGCAGACAGCTTGCCCTTAAGATCTCTTACCAAATCTCAGTACGACAATTTGACCGATAAAGAGCGATCTAAATTTAATCGAATCGAAGTTATGGGAGGATGCGCTAAGTGTCCAATCATGCCAGTATGTAAAGGTCGCTTAGCAAAAAGAAATCCGGCAGATACTGGCGGACTATGGAAACCTATCGACTTTACGATTTCTCAATTTAAAAAGACTGATCCAGATTTAGCAGAATCTCAATTGATGTGCTGGAAGCCATCTTCTCAAGGTATGGTGTATCCACGTTTTGTCGATACTCCAGACGGAGAAGGCAACACGCTAACTATCGCTCAGGCTTGGGAAGCCTTTACTGGAGTTAAGGCAGACAAGAATACAGACCTTCGTGCGCTTACAGATACAATGCTGTCGAGAGGAGTCAATTTCTACTGTGGAGTAGACTGGGGACATTCTCATGCCTTTGCCATAACCGTATCATGTTGCGTTCTTGGCGGACAGTGGTGGCTGGTAGATACATATTCAGTCTCTGGTCTAGAATTTGAGCAAATGATGGATCTGGCCAAGAGCGTTAGAGATAGGTATCGTCCAGTGAAATGGTTTCCAGATAATTCTGAGCCGATGTTTATTAAAGCGTTTAAAAAGAATCGCATGCCTTGTATTGATTTTAAAAAAGACGTTAGAGGCGGGATTGAGCTGGTTCGTGGACAAATAGTCGACGCTTCTGACCGAAGAAGACTTAAGGTTATTAAGCACGAGCGCAACGATATGGCGCTTCGTATGTTTGCAGAACATACATTTAAACTTGACACCAATGGCAATTTGACCGATGAACCTGACGATTCTGAAGTAGCAGACGTGGGAGATACCGTTCGGTATCAAGCCCAATGCTTATTTGATCCAAAATCTAAAATAAGGGTACCGACAGGCCACATACCTGTTACTCATCAAGAGTATGCTGCTCAAAATCAGTCCGTGGCACATCAAGACTGGCTATCTCAAAAGGTTAGGGAGCTAACCGGAGGCACAAACAGCGATTCTAAGGGCAAAGACAAGTCAAACTCTGTTCTTTGGGATTTTGGTGACGGCAATGAATAAAACTAGCCAAAACCCTAATCTTATCGCTAAACCTACGAATCGGAAGGTGAAGTACAAATGACGAATCATATCCTGAACATAATCAATAGTTTGCTCGCATATTCAGACCCAACGGTCACTGACAACCCGCATCAAAGAGCATTCGACCACACACGTCGACTCGACTCTATCGCAGTCAATAATCCTCTTAGTAATTACGCTACCTTAGCTCCAGGCGCATCGGTCAAATTATTCGACGGAACAGTCGCTTCTGGCCTTACTGGCTCTTCGGTTTTAAGCCTATCCCTTTTATCTGGCCCCAACTCCATTTACCGTCTTAGCGTTACGTCTGGTCCATCAGCTTTTAAAACGGCTCGTACTCCGTCCGGTATCGTAGCCTGTACGGTAACTGTCAACAATAATGCAGTAGTCGACTTTGACTTCACAGCAGCAACTTTGACAGGTATCGTTTCCGGCGACATTATGAGAGTGAAAGGCCCAGGCTTATATGACATTGGTCCGTTCGCGTTCAATCCGTTGAATACTGGACTTTGGAAAATTATAGGCATTTCTGGCACTAAGGTGTCATGCACTAGACTTCCTGGCCAAGCTTTTGAAGCCGCTGCCGAAGTAGTCGCGGTCGCCACAGCAGACGTATCTTTTTATGCCGATGATGGCATCCGTAAGGGTAACAAAATGGAGATTACAGGCACATTGAGTCCTGCATCGCGTCGCACTTATGAAGTACTCGACGTCACTCCGACATCGATAGATTTTGTGAGCGCAATGCCTCTTCCTGTTGAAACAGGATTGACCTATGTATCTGGAACTATTACGGTTTATGTCTCTTCTAAGAAATTGGTTTCAATTGAAGTAGACCAAGAATGCGTAGTCAGATTTAACGCTGACACGTCTGATAATAATAAAGTATCTCCAATCGCGGCAGGAAACTCATTGCTGGTTGGATTTTTAAGTAAATGGGGCGACTCCTATAGTTGCGAGATCGTTAACAAGTCGCTGAATGCATGTAATGTAAAGTTTTTCACGACTGAATAGAGGCTTGAATGGCAAAAGAAAAAACTAAGAAAGAGCCTATCGTTGCACTCGATCCTATTGCTCAGAAGCTGCTTGATGATCAAGCGCAGGGCGAAGGGATAGATAAGTCTGAAAAGACTGCAACAGAGAACGACGGCGGCGTTTTAGGAGCCATTGTAAAGGCGTTACAGACACACTCTCGATCCCAAGTCGAGAGGATGGCCTTCGAAGTAGATCCTAAAGCCAATTATCAAGGTACATCAGGCTACTATCGCTTAAAGCAAGGCCTTACTCCTGACCATATCATTAAACGTATCATGGGTCCGCAAGGCGATGACCTTGTGTGTCAAATCTTGCAAGCTCGTTCGAACATTTTATCTGCGTTTGGACGCCCACGCACAAGTCGATTCTCTACAGGATTTGAATTTCAACCTCTATATAAGAGCTTCTTTTTAAAAGATGAGAAAGAAAAGGCTGCACTTCAAGATAGAATTGAATCTGCTAAAAAGAAACTGTTCCATTGCGGTGGCGGAGATCTTGAAGAAGAATTTGAACGTCCAACTCTTTCACAGTTTATAAAATTAATCACACGAGACGGTCTTGGTTACGGTAGATTTGCCGTTGAGCGCATCTATAAGCTAAATCCAAAGACTGCTAAGAAAGAATTGTACGCATTCCGTGCATCTGACGGCGGTACTATTTACAAGCTTTTACCTAATCGCAAAACAGATCAATCTGTACGTGCAGAAGCGTTGCGTGAATTGCAACGATTGAAAGATCATAGGTTTGATGTTGAAAAATACAAAAAAGATGAATACAAGTGGGTGCAGGTAATCGACGGTAAACCTGTACAAGCTTTCTCTGAATCAGAAATGATTGTTTACAATCTATATCCGGTTACAAACGTGGAGTATAACGGATATCCGCTGACCCCTATTGACCAATCCCTTAATGCCATCACTACGCATATTAATATTACGATGCATAATAAGCTGTACTTCCAAAATGGTCGCGCAGCGCGAGGTATGCTTGTATTCCGCTCTGACACTATCGACGAAGGTGCAGTACAAAAGATTCGTTTACAGTTCCACCAATCGATCAATTCAGTTCAAAACGCATGGCGCATGCCAGTATTTGCAGTAGGTTCTGAAGATAATGTCGAGTGGCAATCAATCGACATTGCAGGTCGTGACGCAGAGTTCCAGTACTTAATGGACAATAATGCTCGCGTGATTTTATCTGCGTTCCAAATGTCTCCAGAAGAACTTCCTGGATATGCACATTTAGCTCGCGGAACTAACACTCAGTCATTAGCTGAAGCTGACAACGAATGGAAATTGACCGCAGCGCGAGACGTAGGTCTACGTCCGCTCATGAGCGACATTCAAGACTTCTTGAATAAACATATTTTACCTGAGATCGATGCGGACTTAGCAAAAACTCACCAAATAGTTCTTGCAGGCCTTGATAAAGACAGTCCTGAAAAGGAATCGACACGTTTAGCTCAAGACATGCCGATTCACATGTCTTATAATGAAGTGTTGGAGCATGTAGAAAAAGATCCAGTGCCTACCGAAATGGGCGGAGACTTTCCTTTAAATCCTCAATTCCAAATGACTCTCGACAAGTATATGACTGTCGGAGAAATTTTAGAAAACTTTTTTGGTCGTAAAGAAGCCGGAAAAGACCCTCGTTACCAATATGTTCGCGATCCATTCTGGATGCAATATCAACAGATGATGCTTCAAAAGGCTCAACTTGCTTTGCAGCAACAAATGATGATGCAGCAGCAAATGATGCAGCAGCAACAGGCTATAATGGGAGGCGGACAAGAAAGCGGCCACGATGGCGGCCAGGGTGATGGTCAAGATGGCGGAAACTCTCAAGATTCCGATCAAAATAGTGGCCAAGATAGCGGACAATCTGCCGGACAATCTAGCAATTTGCCGAACCAATCTGGACCTCCACAAGAGATAGCTCAGAAGAATCAAGACTGGGCAACACAGAACTATATGGTTCTAGAAAAAGCTATTCAAGATAATCATAATTTCATTTCCAAAACTCTACTCAAACGCCATAAAGATATGGTCAATAAGCATCTCAAAGAATGGGCCAAGAAGTCTAAAGAGACTGCGGACGATCTTGAAGATATCTTTAAAGAACACGAGCATAAGCACGACGATAAGGAGTAATCATGCTGATCACTCCTGCGCTCAGAGCATTAATTGCCGAAAAAGTTGATGACCTTTTTTTCGACTTAAAGGCTTCTTTGCTTGGCAGATTCTTTAAAGGTCCGTCTATATTTTTTGAAGTCGCAAAAGATGTAGATCAGACAGAAACTTTGGAAGGACTATATAGACATACCATTGGACTATTATTCGGACCTCAAGCCGTTAATGCCGATATCGATAACGAAATGGGCCATATGGCTGAAATCACTGGCAATTATCTAGATGCCAGTCGATTAAAACTCCTTAATAAAGTCTTGGTAGACGTACAAGCTGCGCCATCTGCTGCAGAAGCTGCTAAGGCAGTTAGAGAAAATTTAGACAAGACGACAAGTTACGTCAATATGTTGGTGGCCAACGAGGCCAGAACTGTACAGGCATATGCCAATAAAGATGGTATCGGTCGACTTGGTGCGTCAATAGGCATCGAAGACCCTATCGTATGCAAGTTAGGGTTTGTCGACCATAAATTATGTAAGAACTGTAAAGAGTTATGGCACACGTCCGGCAATCTGCATGTACCTAAAGTCTATAAGTTATCTGAGCTTCAAGATGGATACATGAAAGTCAAAAAAGGCGAAAGCCCATTCCCGACGCACGGACCTACACATCCTAATTGCAGGCATACTACGACTATGGTCCCTCCAAACTTTGGCTTCGACTCTAGCGGCACCATTAAATTCGTTAGTTTCGGTTACGACGTATATGCTGATCAACGCAAAAAAGGCTCTTAAGCCGCGAACTTAAAACCCTAATCTTATCGGTATGGGTACTAAGATTGACGGTCCAATCACATCTGAAGCAATAGATAGTTCTGGCGAAGTTTTAGATCTGAAAGGTCATGATATTACTGACTTTTTAGAAGGCAGAGCTTTCGCTAACTGGGAGCATGAGAATAAGTCTCCTGAGACTATCGTGGGCCGCTTTATCTATGCAAAGAAGATCTTTAAGGCCGAAGACTGCGAGAATGATCGCCAGAGAGAGTTCTGGAAACAGCTCAAGCTTCCGTTTCTGTACGGCATCTGCGAACTTATGGACGCCGAAGACCATCCAGGAGCCGTGGCAGTAGCCGCAATGCTTCGTTACTTTAAAAACAGAAAAGAGAAAGTCCAAATTGGATTCTCAGTCGAAGGCAGCACCTTACATCGTGACGGCAATTTGCTCGAACGGTCAGTAGGTCGCCGCGCAGCTATCACGTTACGTCCATGTAATAGAACGTGCTGGGTTGATATGATTGGCGACGCTGAAGCAAATACGATGTTGGATAAATCAGAATACGGTATCGGACATTCAACTCATACCGTCGAAGTCGATTCGGCTATCCTAGAAGATGCTCCAGATAATAGCTCTAAAAAGGACTATTATGACATCAGAAAGGCCTTAACAGCTCTAAATAAGACACTTACGGCAGGCAACTCCAATGTTGCTCCAGGTCAATTAGTAGGCGGTGCTGCATTAGTCAGAGAAGATATCGTTGGTCATTCTATGAAGAATCGACTGAAAGCTGCCCTTAGAGATTGGAATAGAACCAGACCCTTAAAAGAAGCGATCAAGGCAGCTCTGCCAGAAGTCGCGGATAGTTATATCGACCATTTTACTCAGCTCGCTCATGATATGAGTTTAAGAAAAAGTCATCCCATTAGAGTTGGTGCGCAACATGCTCAGCCGTCTAGTGATGATGAACAGAAAAAGTTAGCAGAAGGATTATACTTTGATACGAATCAGAAATACGAACCAGGCCACTCAGAACACAGTGGCTCACATAATAGTTTTTACAGACTCAAGAACGACTCAGGGCAGTCAGTGTTTGCAAAACCATCTAAACAAAGCCGCAATGCTGAAGCTTATTATAAAGTTGCTTCCGATTACTTTGGTCTTGGTAAGCATGTTCCAGTAACAGCCACTGTATCTCATGAAAAGTTGCATGGCGGTCAGCCTATTCAGATTATGGAATTTTCATCAGGACAAACTCCTATGGAAAATGAAGAGAAATATAACGATGCGCGTAACGAAGCGAGAGCTAGTGGGCTGCATCAAAAATTGCACATCATGGACCATGTTTTAGGACATTCGGACAGACACGGCGGTAATGTAATAGTCGACGACAATAATACGATTAAGCACATCGATAACGATAGTGCCTTTTCCTATACCGCTATGATGCCAGATGAGTTAAACGCAGACGGAATGTCGCCAGATGACGATGCTCCTGGTGCCGATCCTATTCACCCAGACGTGGCTGCATGGTTACATACTCTTGATGTTAAACATTTGGCCCATCACCTATTTAAGCAAAACATTGGACCAGAAAAGATTAAGCAAGCATTGGCAGCCCTTAAGATGTATAAAAAGGCAGCTACTAATCCGAACTTAACCTTAAGTCACGCATGGAACTTGGCGCACGGAGCCATAAATTCAGTTGCACCAAGAAAGGACGTCAATGAAAGTCTTGACAATAAAATCGCATAATTCAGATCATACACTAGCAGAGATCAGAACAGATGGCAGACTTGTAGAGTTTATCGTTGATAATACTAATGGCAAATTATCTAAGCTCGTAGGTCGCGAATATTCTAAATTAGAAGCGTTGCTTGCAAACTCATCTGTCCTTTATTCTGAAGAACCAAAAGTGGCCACTGCACATTTAGTTCGATATGTATTAGATAACGGCGACGTTGCAGAGATTACGACCGATGGTCGCACCTGTCTTCTAAACGGCAAGATGTTGACTGAAGAAGAAAAGGTTGCGCTATTCAATGCTATCAGAACTGGCGAATTAAAAGTTGCCCATAAGGCAGATCGCGAACGTCCAGTACCTGTTTTACCGCCGATGCAGTCTATGTCTCAGCCTCAGAAACAAACTGGCATGGATAAAGACATTACTTCGCATTTTAAATCCATGTTGATCGATAAAGAAAAAGATGAATCTAATTCTGATATCGAATATGATCATGAAATTGAAAACGCAGATCTAAGCAGTGCCGAAGATCCCGCATATACGAAACGTCTTATGTATCTTTTAAAGTATGGAGAAAAACGTGGCTAAGTTTGAACAAGACACACCGTCAGATTTTCTCCATAATCATGTACAAGGCATAACTGGAAGTCCAGCTAGGCTACATTCTTCAGAAGGACAAGACGACTTAGAAGAAGTCTCTTCTCATCCGAATACATCTACAGAGACATTGTCCCATATCCATGCTCATAACTTTGACAAAGAAACTGGTTCGGTTAAAAATGCTGACGTCGCACACAGTCTATTAAAGCATCCAAATTTTCCTGCGGGATTAGCCGAAGACTTCGCGCAAAAACATTATACCAACAAAACATTCGACAACGGTTTATTAGAAGCGGCTTCTAATGTTAAGGGTGTGAACCATAAAGTATTCGAAGATATTGCTAATAAGCAATTAGAAAGCGGCGAAGAAGTTGGAGACTTCCATTCTTTAAAGCCGGAGTACTATTTGAACTTACTCCAAGGTCGCCCCGACCCTAAGTCTACAGGATTAGGTCTGCCCTCAGACGAAGCCAATGAAGCGCATAATGAAAGAATAAATAGCATCAACCATCTTGCATATCAAGGCTTGGCTAAGACGCCGCATCATACCCCAGATACTATCAATCAAACCGTAGACACCTTACTGTCCTTAAAAGATAAGCCTACCGTTAACGATGTAGACAATACAGGATTGGCGTCAGCTTCTGAAAGATTTATTAAAAACAGGCCAGAGCTGACAAGGGATCATTTAAACAAACTGCAGTCAACTCTAGAAGGCTCAGATCCTGAAAAATGGGATGACGTAACGCGAGCCGTTGCTGAACATAAAAATGCAGACCCAGCATTGCTTTCTAAAATAGCACTTTCGTCTGGTAATTCTAAAATGCAGGCAGAAGCCATATCTAATCCTGGGCTGCCAGAAGAAACTCGAAAAGCCTTAGTTAAGAAAGCAGCCAAATTAGATCAGGGATATTTTGGGAATTCAATAGCGGCGTTGGCTGAAAATCCTTCTACTACTCCAGAAGAGTTGTCTGCTATAGTCGGCAACGATAAGATTAGCAGATATACGAGAGCCAGGCTCCTGCAAAATGAAAAAGTGCCGGAATCCGCTGTGGCTCAATTCTGGGAAAGTTCTGACAAGAAAACGTCGGCCTCGGAAGATATTTTAAAAGCGCATAATGTACCGACTAAGGTCTTGCAAGAATTAGTTAAGCACACTAATCAAGATATAGCGGTAGCGGCTCTGAAGCACCCTAAAGTCAATAAAGAAGTGTTGGACATAGCGTTAAAGCGTAAAGCCCCAAAGGTGAGCAATTTCGCTCGTCAGCATCCGTTAGTGGCAGACCAAGAATTGGTCAAAGGTGTTCTAGAAAATAAAACGAAAGCGTCTGATATTTTAGGCAAGAGATCTCAGGAAATTATTCGAGGTTTGACCGAAAATCAGCAAAAAGGTATAATGAAGCATCTGAGCGATAGGTACTCAGACAATGCTGCTTTAGGACATAAGGCTACGCCAGAGACATTAAAAGAGTCTCCAGAGGATTTCATTAGAGCCAAAGCTCATATGGCGATTAGCCCACATCTATCTCCAGCAGACCAAAACAAGCATGCTAAAGATATCATAGAGCAGTTCTTGGACAAAAATCCACACAATCAAGCAATGGATTTGAGCTACAATCGTCAAGGAGATCAAGCCACCGTTGGTGCGCTCAACACTATGGCCGCTGGTGGCAATAGATTGGCCCAAGAAGCCGTTTTAGAGCATGCGCCTATGGTACTTGGTTCGGATATACTCAGTAATGATAAAATGCCTGCCCATTTTGCTAATGAGTTAGTAGATAAGTTGGTCGAACATCACGCTAACCCTCCTAGACTGATAGCCTCGCACGGAGGCGCAGCACATGTAGACGTTGCAAATTCTTTACGCAGGATTATGAATAATCCGAATACTCCTCCAGAAAATATATTAAAGATGGCGAACATTCCCAAATTCTGGGCCGATGTTGACGACGATTCTAGAGATACTTCAAGTGCAGCTAAGTCTGCAGCAGAAATTCTAGATGGAAAAATGTCAGAGCTGCACCTCGACACTAAAGACTCTTATTACAACG